AGGTCATATCTGACAACCTCAAAGTCCGTGGAGGTCCTATTGAAAAGATCTCGGCAGATGCAGGTAAACTAATTCTGTTTCCTTCATGGTTAGTCCATGAATCTGATCGCCATTTTTTTGATTATGACAGGATGACCATTAGTTTTAATGCTTTTCCTGCAGGTAAAATAAATCCTGGTCCTTTTGATTATCCGATGGCAAACATCAAAATATTATGAAGTATATTAAGACACCGCTACGTTATCCTGGTGGTAAATCTAGAGCAGCAGAGCGATTACTGAAGTTGGCACCTAAGTGTAAGGAGTTTAGAGAGCCATTCTTGGGTGGTGGTAGCGTTGCACTACGCTTCACTCAAGACAATCCTACTGCAGATGTATGGGTCAATGACCTGTATGGATACTTGTATAACTTTTGGAAGGTATTACAGTCAGATTACAAAGAATTATCAGATAAACTGATAGATTATAAGCAACAACATCATGATGAATTATTGGCAAAAGATTTATTTCTTCAGTGCAAAGAAGATATCTCGGAAGCAGACTCTTTTGAGCAAGCTTGTCTTTTTTGGATTCTTAATAAGTGTTCTTATTCTGGGTTGACAGAGAATTCATCCTTCTCTAAGACTGCATCCAAACAGAATTTTACTGTGCGTGGAGCAGAGAATCTAAAGGCAGTTGGATCCCTCATAGGACACTGGAATATCACTAATATGGACTATTCAGAGGTCATGAATGATGATCATGATCATAGTGGTGACGTGTTTGTATTTCTAGATCCTCCATACAAAATCAAATCATATCTGTATGGCACAAACGCTGAATTGCACAAGGATTTTGACCATAAAATCTTCTATGATAACTGTCAGGTGTGTCCTCATAAGTGGATGATCACATATAATATTGACGAAGAGATTGAAGAGTGGTTTGATACATATAAGCAAGAATATTTCCAGTTAACATACGGCATGAAGCACAGAGGAAGTAAGAATCGTAATCAACAAGAGTTATTGATCAGAAATTACGAAGCAAAAGTTGCGTCTCCTCTAGAGGTCATGTATGCAGGATGAATTAGCAGATCTCTTACGTCAAAGTCTGGTTTCATTACCTGCTATTGAGATATTAGAGTCAAAACACAAGCTAATTCGGAAGGGTGATATCACTATCCGCAATGAGATGTGGAAGTGTAGAGGCATGAGAAAGTTGCACATCGAAAGAGCATCTCTAGGTGAGAAATTAAAGATTGTGCACTGTGTTTTCTACCCTATTCCTAAGTATCGCATCCCTATCTTTGGATGTGATATAATAGAAACACCAACACAAGTTACTGCTGCCATAGTTGACATATCACCTGTCACAGGTGTCGATTTAGGTGCTAAATTAGCACCAATTTCATCAAGATATACGTTTGATGACTGGCGAATGCTACCACTGTGGGCAGAGGATGTCTTCTCTCCTTTCTGTAAATTTGCTAGGTTAAAAACCCCTGAGGCAAGAGAGGATTTTCTAGGTGTAACTGGTGAATACCTCAAAGTAATGACTGATTGCATCAAAAATGCAGAGTATGATGATGACAATGGCACACTAGGAGAATGGGTGCCTATCATGCATAGGATAGATGACCAGTGTCACTACTGTAATTCACAAAGAAAGAATAAAAAGACGAAAGCGGTCTTATCACAGTGGTTTGATGAGGCATGGGCAGACAACTACATTAATGAAATTTTATTTGATAAACCAAATGTCCGCAGACTACAATCCCTTTGACTACGTTAACTCAATCAACCTAAAGAATGCAGATTATACCCAAGATGAGGGGTATATGAGACATTATCCTGCATTCATGGTCAACAAAGCACTGTCATATTTTATTGACACTATCATGCATTCCAATGAGATGAATCGCCTTGGTAGCACACTAGATAAGGACATGCAATATAACTTTTTTATACATAGTGTTAGGAAATCTAAAAGGTTTTCCCCTTGGGCAAAGAAGTCCACTCATCCAGATCTTGACCTAGTTAAAAAGTACTATAACTATTCTACGGAGAAGGCAGAGGCAGCACTGAAACTGCTAAACAAGGAAGAAATCCAAGTTATTAGGTCTAAATTGAATAGCGGAGGAATGAAATGAGTGATGAGATCTCTTGGTCTCCTAGCATGATGGTTGAGGTTACATTAAAAGAACCAGATGACTTCCTAAAAGTTAGAGAAACCCTTACTAGGATCGGTGTAGCTTCTCGTAAAGAGAAAAAACTATATCAATCGTGCCATATCCTTCATAAGAAGGGCAAGTATTACATAGTACACTTCAAAGAATTGTTTGCACTAGATGGTAAACCGTCAAACATGACTAAGAATGATGTACAGAGAAGACATCGTATCGCTAGACTGTTATCTGACTGGGGACTCATTGGAGTTGTCGCACCAGTGGATGATGTAGAGTTAGCACCCCTTAATCAGATCAAAGTTTTGTCATATAAGGACAAAGGGGAATGGTCTTTAGAGTCGAAATATAATATCGGAAAGAAAAAACAACCAGTGGAATCTCTAAGTAGCTAAATAGAGTACTTACACTTAGATTCATGGCTGAAACCTCTAAGCCAAACAAAGAAAAAAAGTTTGACTTACTGGATGAAGGTGTCGCCACTTTGGTGCGTCTTACTATCCTTGGGTGGTCCGCGGCTATCCTGACAATTAATTATTTACAGGTGCCAGGTCTAGCAAAGACCAATATTGATCCAACTTTTATAGCTTCGGTCTTCACAGGAACACTAGCTACTTTTGGCGTCGCCACGACCAAAAAGAATGATAACAATCAGAAGCCAGGTGCAGGTGCTAAGACCACATACACTGTGGAATACGTTGCCAAAAAAGAAAAGGAGTAAATTATGAGAAAAATTATTGACGGACTTGCTCTCTTCGCAGGTGTTGTTTCTCTTGCCATTGTAGGCACAGGTGGATATGCTTATCTACAAAGAGAAGCAATCAAAGAGAATGTAAAGTCTCGTGTTACAGGTGCTATTACGGAGTTATTGTCTGATGCACTTCCTGTTGCTATTGATGCAGAGGTGCCAAAGATTCCTAAGGCAACTGGACCTGCTATTCCTACCCTACCAGGAAGATGAATAGTCCTGTTAAATGGTTTGCGGGTGGTCTCGGTGCTTTGATTGGCATTGGACATATCGGTATGATTGGGATGATCTCTAAGCAAAACAACATACCTGTAATCCAACCACCTACAGGACCATATAGCTCATATGTTGTATCAGCATCCAAGGATGGATACAAAATGAGTTACACTGCTAACGATCCAAAGACGATGCACATCACTAAGGACATCACTAAGCCGAGTGGTTTCTTAGGATTTGGTAAATCCAAGCATCAGATTGTTGAGGAGTATGTAATGGATGGTAAGACTAACCAAGGTGGTGCAGTTTCCAACCATAGATCTTGGCAAGATGGGAGTGTAGCAGGTTTCTCGGCAAAAAAGCTCGACGACCGTGCGGTCGAATGCATCAAGTCGGAGGGCGGTGGAGCACAAACAGGTCGTGTGGTGGGAGCTAGTATGGGTGCTGCAGCAGCCCCTGTTGTTTCTGGTATACCATTTGTTGGACCTGTATTGGCGGGGTTGGTTGCGTTAGGCGGTGCCGACCAAGGTGCAAAGATTGGTGGTGAGATGGCAACATCATTTAGTGAGGCATGTCAAGAAGATGTCGATACCGAATCTACAGATTAGAGATGTAGGAGTAAGAAATATTCCTCAAATTTATACTCCTGAGTGGTTAAGGGAGGTGCCTACGGTTTTACCTAACCTGCACCCCATAACCTCACAGATTGGCACGCCAATTATTAATATACCTGGTTGTGTTACATATCATAAGGAGCAATCAAGCACTGGTAAGATACAGGATCAACTAAGACAAGACGATACTAGAGGCACCAGAGTCCTATGTGACTCAGGCACACCGTCTTTCACACCTATAGACTATGATGCTAGTAAAATACAGTATGAATACAAGGCACCTGTGCCTGTATATAAGGAGCCTCCTGTAGCAGAAGTGCCTCCTGCAGAGGTGCCTAAAAACATATCCAAACCAGAGACTGTACAGCAAGAATGTCCTACTGAGATCCAAGCAGCGAAGGAGCCAGTAGGCACAGTAATTGGTGATCAAAAGATTGTCGAGTATAAACTCATAAAAAATGGAGACACGGTTGAATGTGTCCCCATAAAGATCAAGGTATCTGTACCTGATCAGATTGTTGGTAATATTCCTACTGCAGGAGCAGTAATGGCTACAACATCCATTGCTGTAGTTGCAACAACCTCTGCTCTATTAGCAAAACCTTTAGCAGATTTACTACTAAAGGTTGTGAAACCTGCTGTTAAGAAGGTAATGAAAAAACTTACTTCTGGGAAGAATTCCCGATACTTATCTCTTTCAGAACGGAGGACGGATCGTTACCGTCTCCAGAGGGGTTTACCACCTTTGAAGAGGAAGAATTAATACTATGTGTATGTGGCACACCTTGGATAACCTTAGGTTGCACTACCACATCTTTGCATAGATTAAAGTAAGGACTCCAACTAGCGAAAGTAATACCATCCTGAGCTAACTGACCACATTTGGTGAGTCTTGTAAGCTCAAATTCTAATCTACGGTTAGCAAGGATTTGCTCACGCAATTCGTTGTGATTTTTTGCAGCTTCCTTACACAACTCTTGTGCTTTTCTATCTAGTGGCCACGAAATAGTGGCAGAGAAACCTGCATTCCAGTTGTAGTTATCTTTCTGACCTGTCCTGATCCTGCGATGGTAGAGAATTTCACCAGGTTTGTCTGGTATTCCATCTGGTATCGGGTTGCCACTGTCATCAAAGTCACCAACAAGGTCAAGCATGTTGTACACTGGATCATCATAGTGCGATTCATATGGAAAATTCCATGAAGTATTTCTTGTGACATATGGTGTGAAATTGGCGGTAGGTCCCTGACACACAATGCCATCACCATAACCATTTTGTATATACGGACCTTGTAAAACTTGAATTGCCTGGTTGGTCACTGAGCCAGAACTATTCGCGACTGGATTTGCTGTCGCAGACACACCACCTACTGTTTCAGCGTTAACAGGAGCAGCAAAGAGAGCTGCTATTACTGGGTAAAGATACTTGTGGTATCTGTTACGCTTTGAATTTTTGTTGTTCTTTCTATGATCGTGTGATTTTGAAGACCTGGTCCGTGATACGTCTCCATGAAACTGAAGTTTCCACCAGGTGTGGACTGTACCCATGTGGGTCTGTTGCTTGGGTCGAGATTCAATCCTGTCCATGTCGAATTAATACCATTACTAGATGTAGATGTTTGGGGAGCAGTGACACCTATGCTTGTTGAATTCTGGGGCGTAATAGCACTATTATCGCTAGGTTTTACGCCATGGCCTGACACACTATATGTATATCCTGTG